CTGACCAACCTGCTGGGCGGGACGCTGGTGTATTACCAGCAGGCGCCGGATGGAAAAGCGCCGCCCTATCTGATCTATAACTTCCAGGGCGGTGGGTACGAGGCGATCACGCCCAGGGATATGTGGAACGGGATCTATTTTGTGCGCGGTTTCAGCCCGAACGCAGCCACGGCGGGGAGCATCGATGCCCAGGCGCATGCACTGCTGCACAAAAAAACGCTCAGTATGGCGGGCTGGACAAACTTTTGGTTGGTGCGGGAGCAGGATATGGCTCTCGTTGAAAACCTGCCCAACGGCAAGAAGGTGTATATGGCGGGCGGGATGTATCGGGTACGTTTGAGTGCATAAGGAGTAAAAATGGCAGCATTTAGTGGAAGTGCGTTATACCTGGCATGGGTATGGTCGGGCGGGACGATCACCATGCACGGCGATTTCAGGGAGTTCAGCTATGAGCCGACGCTGAGCCTGATCGAAAGCACCGCCGGGAGCGACTCGTTCCGGGAGTATATTGGCGGGATCGGCGAGGGCGGCGATATCAAGTTCAACTCGGTGATGCAAGCCGCCGGGACGGCGCTGATCACGGCCTGCGCCCGGCAGAACGTCGGAACGCTGCTGGTGGGCGTGGAGGGCACGGCAATCAATAAGCCGAAGATCACTATCCCGGCCATCTGCAAAGGTCCGGCTTTCAATGTGCCCTACGATGATGTGGTCGAGTTCAACGTCGGGTTCCAGCAGAACGCGGCTGAAACCATGGGCGTGTGGGCATAGGAGGCGCAATGTCCGACCTGACGCTGGAGGGCGGCGCGGTCTCCGACCGAAAAGAGATCACCGTCGATCTAACAAAGATCACATTGCGGGAATACCGGGCGCTGTTCGACAAGAAACAGAAGCCGGATGAGGAAGATCAGGTTCTGTGCCGCGTCTTTGACATGACGCTGGAAGAGTACCAGACTCTGCCTTACCCGACCTGGCGCAAGCTGACCGAGCTTTTCTTTGAACGCGCCCGCAACCCGCTATCTGACCCAAACTCTCCAAGCGAGTCTACCTCAGTCTGAAACACGGCGGCGGTAGACCATGGGAGATGCTGCGCATCGATCTGGCGCAGCAGTTCGGCTGGACGCTGCCGGAGGTAGACTCGCTGAGTATGCTGGATCTGGAGGAATACTTCCAGGTCGAGGACGGTAAGGCGAAAGCGCAGGTAAAAAATGGCTGAAAAAGTCGCGAGCCTTTACGCTGAAGTAACCGCCGAAACGAAAGACGCCGAGCAGAACCTGAAGGGCTTCAAGGGCAGCCTGGATGAGGCTGGAGGCGGGGCGACCGGCATGGCCGGGATGGTAACATCGGCGGCCGGGATGATCGGCATCGCTATCGCTGCAATAACGGCGACTGCGCTGACGATGAAGCAGGTCTTCGATTTCGGCGCGGAGGGTGCGCAGATTTTGCAGATCCGTTCGGTCTTCGAGATGCTGATGGGGAGCGTCGAGGCGGCGCCTGGTATTCTGCAACAGATGCAGGCCGCCACGCAGGGCACGGTCAATGAGCTGGAGCTGATGGCGAATACCAACAAGCTGTTGACGGGCACCGAGGGCGATCTGCAAAAAGCGCTGGCGGATAATGTCCCACAACTGTGGGCGATTGCCAACGCGGCCAGCGATATGAACCCGCAGCTGGGCACAGCGGCGGAGATGTTTGCCAAGATCACGGCGGCGATCCAGAGCGGGCGTGCGACCAGCCTGGCGCAGATCGGCATCGCGGTCAAGACCAGCGAGGTGTATGGCGAGTACGGCGCGGCGGTCGATAAAACCGGGGCGGCGCTGAGCAAAGAGCAACAGCAACAGGCATTGCTGAATGCGGTGCTGGAGAAGGGCGCGACGGTGGTAGCGCAGGCGGCGGGCGTCAACGATCAGGCGGCGGACAGCATCGACCGGATGAATGTGGCGCTGACGGATGCCGGGAATTCGGTCAAGGCCGTCTTTGCCCCTGGCATTGCCCAGGCAGCCAATTCGGTCACGATTTTATTGACCAGCACCGAGAAGATCAATGCGGCGCTGGCGCAGCATAACGCCGATGTGTCCAAGACAGCCGGATCGTATCAGGAATATATCAGCGAGATGAAACGGGCGGCGGCGGCGGCGGGTCAAACGGTGATCTCCAGCGATGCCCAGCGTATTGCGCTTGGGAATACCCGTGCGATGGTCGGCCCGCTGGCGTCCAGTTTCCAGGTATTGAGTGCGGCGGAATTCGACACATTACAATCTGCCGAAGGGATCACGAACGCTCATCAAGCGATGCAACCCGCCATGGACGCCGCCAAGACCGGAGCAGAAGGTCTGGCGGAAGCCTTGCCAAAAGTCAAAGCGATGCAAGCGGCGGAAGAAATTCGATCTGCTGCAGCGGCGGCGCATGCGCTGGCAGTGGGGCAACTGGCGGCTGCTGTGGCATCCGATGCATTGGCAGCGGGTTTGCAGGGCACGATCCAGGAGGCGATGGGATCGTATTCCGAATCGATGGCCGGGCTGGTGGCGAGTCAAACCAATCTGACCACGCAGCTCGAAGACGCCTTGAACCGGGGCTGGTCGCCGACTTCGACCAAAGTGATGGAGCTGAACGCGCAGCTGACAGAGAACCAGACCCAGCAGGCGGCCGCAGCGGCGGCGATGCAGGCAGCCACGGCGCAGATGATCTACCAGCAGGCGGCAGCGGGGTTGGACGGGCAGGCCGCGCTGGAGTTGGCGCGAGCAATGGGCGTGCTGAGCGAGCAGGATTATGCCGTGTCAACGGTGATCGGTGCGCTGAAGACAGAGTTCGACGCCAACGCCGACAGCATGATCAGCGCGGCGGAGGGCGCCGGGCAGTATGCAGCCAGCGTCGAGGCAATGGCGAAGGCGGTTGCCAGCTTGCAGGCGAAGGGCACGCCGGTAACGATCGACAATATCGCCAAAGAGATGAAGGCCCTCGAAACGACCGCGGCTGGCGGATCGACTGTCGATACGGTGAAGGCCATCGCGGGGGCAGCTCCTGGATTAACTGAATTTGCAGCAGGCATGGTAGGGCTTGGGGAAAGTGCTCTGCCTGCCTTGGAGAATACTAACAAAGCTGTCGACTCTATCGCAAAAGTGCCGGGCGTCGCAAATCCAGCTGCAACTTCAGTCGAGGGGATGGTTCGTCCGATGGACAGGGCGGCAAAAAGCGCCAGCGAGCTGGCGGCTGCGATCAGCAAGATCAAACCGGTTCACGTCAGTGTAACCATCAATGCATCCAGCTTCGAAAGCGCCATCACCTGGATCGGAAAACTGCGTGATGCCATCATCCAGTTGCCAGCAAAAAAAGAGATCAATATCACGGTCAATGCGGCGTCGGGTACAGGTGCGCCGCCACCCTCGCCACAGCCGAAGAAGCCGCCAGGGGCAGGCGGGTCTATGATTGTTACACCGCCAACAGCGGAGGCGCAGGTGGAGACGGGAGCGCCGATAAATATCACGAATAATATTTATAACACGTTGGCGGCGGCGATTTTGGTGCAGCAGCAACAGGATTTATTGCAGAGACGGATTGGAGCGAGGTAGAGATGGCAGAAGTATTGTCGTTAGTCCAACGGGATGATTTTACGGTGGATATCGATAGCGTCAGCTTGCTGGCGTATACAGACGGGTTCCAGAGCGCTTACCGCGGCTGGAAGATGCAGAACACGCCTGAGGAAAACGGGCGGGTAATCGAGACGATCAAGCTGCGGGCGAAGGGCACGAGCATCGACAACCTGGCGGCGAAGCTGCAGGGATTGGCGGATAAGTCATGGCAGACGGAGCGCTATGCGCCGATCGACCGCTATGGCGTGTGGCTGCGAGCGAAACTGGATGGCGAGACGAATGCACGGCAGGCGTTCGTTTACCAACTGAGGCACGAGCAGGCCAGCTCGATCTTCGACCAGGCGATGATGGCGAAGTACCGGATCAACGAGTATACGCTGGCGGTGGAGCGCAGCCCATACTGGGAGGGCACGGCCAGCCAGGATTTTATCTGCGGGACACTGAGTGCATCAGGAGGAACGCTGCAATATGGAACGATCAATGGCGACGTGCCAGCGAGAATGGCATTGGTGTCAATCGATACCAGTCCCAGTTTAATTGCAGAAGGCACAAATGCGGGTGGTATATGGTGGATTGGTTTTAGATCCAATCGATATGGAGATTGTACAAAATTCCAGCCATATTGGGATTGCGTGAAAGGTACTGCCTATTATGGCGGAACGGCATTAACTGCAAGCAACAGTAGATCGGGGACGGTTTTATCTTTCGGGACGGTCGCATTACCGGCAGACGGTAGCTTACATGATCTCTATAGATCATGGCTGGTTAGCGTTACCGCAAATTATAACGAGCAATGTGGACAATTCTTAGCAATTATGCGGGCCAATCCACAAAACGGGACATTCAACTTGCAACTTAGATATGGGATGTACCCGGATAATCGTTATCAGACTAACCCGCGAGTGCGGGTCGTGGGAAATACTAATCGATATATGGGGAATTACGTTCTTGGAGAGGTGGATATCGGTAGCCAGGCTCCATATTCGGTGGATGGCAATGTGTCAGTCTGGCGCAGCTTTTGGCTGGATGTATGGGGAGAGAGGAATGCGGGCACAGAAAATCTATATCTGGATACGATATATCTAATTCCTTTAGAGGGATTTGTTTGCTTTGGAGAACCAACGAAGAGTTCGACTTTGCGGGCTAATCAAACAAAATACCAGGCGATGCAAAGGGCAAATGGAGTTATAGAATATGCCGGATCTTCCAGTATGTGGGACGATAGTCTTTATACGATTGGGAGCGTACAGATGCAAGGAGGTATCCAACCAGGTCCGGGTGTAGTGGTGGGAGTAGGAGAAGCCGGAGAAGAATCGATTGTAGGACTGAAATGTATACTTACTGTGAAAGCAATCCCTCGCTGGAAGGAGCTGCGCGGTGCAGAATAACCCGGTTAACCTGATCCTGTCCAACTCGGTATTGAAGGGCGGCGCGGCATTCGGCAATATCACTGAGCGATTGCAGGCCAGCTGGAAGCGCTCGATCCAATCCATTGGCGGGTTCTGGAGCGCCACGGCGCGCTGGGAGGGGCTGAGCTGGGAAAAGGAGAAGATGTTCCTGGACTGCCTGGGCTACGATTTGCAGGAGATCACCAGCGGCGAGACGACCTGGCAGGGTTATCTGGCTGAGATGACACTAACGCGCCGGGGCGTTCCGTACCAGCGCAGCCTGCTGGATATGATCAACCGGGTCAAGGTCGAATATACCAAACCGGGCACCAATCTGATCACCAATCCATCCTGCGAGAGCGCAGCCTGGGACGCCTTTGGCACGCCGACCACGCGCGAGCGCTCCACGGCCTGGGCGACGGATGGAAGCTACAGCTGCCACGTCATCACGAATGCTTATGGCGAGGGCGTGACGATCCAGAGCGCCATCACCATCGTTGCGGGCAGGCAATATGATATTTCCATTATGGTGAACGTTATCCAGGGGGAATGGCGCTTCGAAATCTACCGGGCGGGCGCGGTAATCGATTCCACCGACGTGCAGCGCACCGATCTGGGGATCCACGAGCTGAGCCTGGGCATCTCCGAAGACAACGATTACTCCGGCAGCGTGGGATTACGCCTGTATTGCATGGAGCCAACTCCTGATCCGGCCGAGATTTACGCCGATGGGGTGACGTTTATGACCGCACCCGATGCGGCTTCTACCGGCTGGCAGAATGATACGAGCAGCCAGGCGGAATTCGGCGTGGCGGAGGAGATCATCAGCAAGTCGGGGATGACGGATGCGGCGGCCCTGGCGCTGGCGCAGACCGAACTGACTAAACATGGCTGGCCGAATGTGCAGACGCCCCAAAAGATCGACATCCTGAGCCGCGGTGAGCGCCGCGAGGAAGATACGCTCGACCTGGTGTTCCTGGGCTATTGTCACACGCTGCGCAATAAATATCTGACGCTTATGGCGCAGGACGATTCGAGCGTACTGATTAATGCGCTGGTCGCTACGCAGCCCAGTTTCATCACGCCGGGCAGCATCCAAACCAATACTGTCGAGTTCAACCCGGTCGAACAGACGTATTACAAGGCGTGGGACATGATCCGGGACATCGTAATGGCAGGCGACGCCAGCGGCAATCGCTGGGAGTTTGGCGTGTACGCCGGTCGGCTGGCTTATTACAACCAGGCCAGCGCGACGGTGCAGATGTACCTGCGCAACGGCGAGCTGCTGGACGGCTCTGGCGGCAGGCTGGAGCCATGGCGGGCGCTGCCGGGTCTGATCCAGATCGACGACTTCACATTGTTCGTCAACCCACCCAGCAGCAAACTGTATGACGATCCGCGCAAGGCTTACATGGAAGTGGTGTATTTCGACCTGGGCGCCTGGCTGAATGGCGACAGCTGG